ACCAAGTACATGAATATTATTACACTAGATGAAGGTCTAGTGCCTTTTAATATGTACGATTTTCAGAAGGACATGATTAGTACCTTTCACGATAATCGTTTTAGTATTGTTAAATGTCCTCGTCAGGTTGGTAAAACTACTACTGCAGTTGCCTATTTACTTTGGACAGTTCTGTTTAAAGATTCTCAATCAATTGCTGTTCTTGCCAACCGTGGTGAAACTGCTCGAGCCATTCTTGGTAAACTTCAGTTGGCATATGAGAATCTACCAATTTGGATGCAACAAGGTGTTGTAGAGTGGAACAAAGGTCGTATTGAATTAGAAAACGGTTCTGTAATTATTGCTTCTTCTACCTCAGGTTCAGCAGCTCGTTCTGGTTCGTTTAACATTGTATTCTTAGACGAGTTTGCTTTCGTACCATCCAATATTGCCTACGACTTTATTACCTCAGTTTATCCAGTTATTACTGCTGGTACGAAAACAAAAATTATTATTGTATCTACACCAAATGGTATGAATCTGTTTTACAAACTTTGGACAGATGCAGTCAACAAGAAAAACAATTATGTTCCATTTGAAATTCATTGGTCTATGGTTCCAGGCCGTGATGAAGTTTGGAAAGAAGAAACTATTAAAAATACCTCTGAGCACCAGTTCCGTCAGGAGTTTGAAACAGAGTTCTTAGGTTCTTCTAACACTTTAATATCGGCACAAAAATTACAACAGTTAGTTTATCAAGAAGCAATTGCAGAACACGATAAAGTTAAAATTTATAAACCTCCAATTAAAGATGATAAACCCCACATTTACGGTATGTTTGTGGATGTTTCAGAAGGTAAAGGATTAGATTCGTCAACATTCTCAATCATTGATATGACAACCATGCCATATGAACAGGTGGCCACATATAAGAGTTCTTCCATTTCAACTCTGTTATTCCCAACCGTAATTTATAATGCGGCTAGGATGTATAATGATGCCTATGTTTTGATTGAAATTAACAATACTCCACAGATTGCTGATATTCTTCATCAAGACTTGGAGTACGAAAATCTATTTAAAGTATTTACAGGTAACAAAAAACCACAACAATTATCGGCTGGTTTTGCCAGAGGTATTCAGTTAGGTTTAAAGATGTCTACTCAGGTTAAACGAATTGGTTGTTCCAACCTAAAGGCATTGGTTGAAGGTAATAAATTAGTTATCAACGATTTTGATACCATTTCAGAATTGACTACTTTTGTGGCAAGCAAGACTTCTTTTGCCGCTGAGAGTGACGCCAATGATGATATGGTTATGGGACTGGTCACTTTTGCTTGGGCAACCACCCAAAAGTACTTTAGGGAGATTGTTGCTCATGATGTCCGTAAGCAACTTCAACTTGAAAATATGAACCAGTATGACGAAGAAACTCTACCTGCACCGCTCATTGAGAACGGATTAGAACATGAATTTATGTTGGAGGGCGGAGATGTATGGGAAATGGCAGATTCAGGAGAAACTTACGCTGGATTTTTTAGAGAAATGCATAGGTAATCTCTAAATACGGCCTATCATAAATATCATTATAGTAATATAAGTGCCAATAAATCATATATTCAAGGAGATAATAAATGGCAATCCAAATCTCTCCCGGCGTATCTGTATCTGAAGTTGACCAAACCACGGTCGTTCCTTCAGTACTAAGTACAGCCGGCGCTTTCGTTGGAAACTTTGCATGGGGTCCAGCAAATCAAATTGTTACAGTTACCGATGAGGTTGATTTAGTCAATCGTTTTGGTAAACCTAATAGTAATACAGCAACTTCTTTTTTAACAGCGGCTTCTTTTTTAGCTTATGGTAATAATTTAAAAGTTGTTCGGGTTGTTGATGGACTTAGTGTTAACTCAACAGCATCATCAAGTACAATTGCTATTTTGAATAGTAAAGTTTATTCCGATTCGGTACTAACCATTGCTGATGGTAGTAACGCTTATGGTCCTTGGGCAGCCAGATATGCTGGTAGTTTAGGAAATTCTTTGGCAATTTCTATTGTTGATGCTGCTTCCTACACTTCAACATGGAACATTAACGGATATGGTGTTGCTAGTTACTTTAATGGCGCACCAGGTACGTCCACTCAAGCAGCTGCATATGGCGCAGCCAATGATGAAATTCATATTGCTATTATAGATGCCGGAGGTGCATTTACTGGCACAAAAGGTACTGTGTTGGAAACTTACCCCTATGTTTCTAAAGCCACAAATCTTACCGATTCGTTAGGCAATTCAAACTGGTATAAACAAGTATTGTTGAACCAATCCAAATATATCTACGCACTTGATACACCAAGTTATGCATTAACTAATGCTACTTGGAATAAACCGGCTTCAAATAATTATAATTTTGCAACATTGACAACTGCAAATACAGTAAATTTAGCTGGCGGTGTTGATGCTATTCCAGTTGACGCAAATACTATTACTGGTTTTTCTTATTTCCAAAATCCAGATGATGTAGATATTTCTTTGGTAATTACAGGTGCAGCAAGTAATACAGTACAACAATATGTTATTGACAGCGTTGTTAATGTTCGTAAAGATTGTATAGCATTTATTTCTCCACCTTCTTCAGCTGTAGTACAACAAAATGGTAACGAAACAACCAATATTACTACATGGTATAATGGTTTAAATAGAACATCATCTTATGCTGTCGCCGATACTGGTTGGAAGTATATGTTTAACAAATATAACAATACTTACCAATATGTCCCACTAAATGGTGACATTGCTGGTCTTTGTGTATACACAGATTCAGTTCGAGATCCATGGTTTTCACCTGCTGGATTAAATCGTGGCGCATTAAAGAATGTTGTCCGTTTGGCATGGAGTCCAAAACAAACAGACCGAGATACTTTGTATTCTAAAGGCATTAACTCTGTTGTTTCTTTAGCCGGTCAAGGAACAGTTCTTTATGGTGATAAAACATTACAAGCTAAGCCCTCGGCGTTTGACCGTATCAATGTACGCAGATTGTTTATTGTGCTTGAAAAATCAATTTCTATTGCCTCTAAGTACTCCATGTTTGAATTCAATGATGATTTTACCAGAGCAGACTTTGTTGCCATGGTAACTCCATTCTTACGAGATATTCAAGGTCGCCGTGGTATTACTGACTTCCGTGTTGTTTGCGATACTACAAATAATACGCCGGCAGTTATTGATGGCAATCAGTTTGTTGGTGACATTTACATCAAACCTGCTCGTTCAATTAATTACATACAATTGAATTTCGTTGCTGTAAGAACTGGCGTCAACTTTACAACAGTCGTTGGTGCAGCTTAATAAATACTAACGAATAGGAGAAAAGAATGGCATTCAACGTAACAGAATTTAGAGCGAATATGATTGGTGACGGTGCTCGTCCCAATCTATTTCAAGTAATTCTATCCTTCCCAACAGTTGCCGTAAATGGCACAGCGGCTGCACAGAAAACAACTTTCATGGCCAAATCGGCACAATTACCTGGTTCTACCATAGGTACTGTACCTTTGTATTATTTTGGTCGTGAACTCAAGTTTGCTGGTAACCGTACCTTTACTGATTGGACACTACAAATTATTAACGATGAAGATTTTACAATTCGTAACTCGCTTGAGTCCTGGATGAACGCAATAAATAGTCATGGTGGTAATGTGCGTAACCCAGGTGCTGGTGGTCCATCAGGATATACTGTTGATGCAGTAGTTAATCAATATAGTAAGACTGGTAGTATTATTAAATCTTATAAATTTGTAGGTTTGTTCCCACTAGATTTAGCGCCAATTGATTTAGATTGGGGTTCAAACGATACCATTGAAGAATACTCGGCAACGTTTGCCTATCAATGGTGGGAATCGGCGCCAACTACTACTTAATTATTTTACGGAGAGGCTTAGTCCTCTCCATCATGTTTTTTTGAATTGGATTAAAACAATATGGCAGCTAATAAATTCTCTCTTTTTGGTTTTACAATTGCTCGAGCTAAGTCGGAAGACGAAGCTGGAGTCCAACAGTCGTTTTCGCCGCCAACCAATGACGATGGCGCATTAACAATTACATCAGCCGCTTATTATGGAACTTATGTTGACCTAGATGGCACCGCTAAAAATGAAGTCGAGTTAATCTCACGGTATCGTGAAATGGCAATGCAGCCAGAAATTGAAGCCGCTATTGACGATATTGTTAATGAAGCTATTTGCCAAGACGATGATGGTAAAAATATCAAAATTGTTATGGATGAATTAAGGCAACCAGAAAAAATTAAAGCTGCCATCCGTACAGAATTTGGTACAATTCTCCGTATGTTAAATTACAATAATTTGGCACAAGATATTTTCCGTAGATACTATGTTGATGGTAGAATGTTCTATCATATTATTATTGACCGTGAAAAGCCAACAGAAGGTGTCAAAGAATTAAGATATATTGACCCACGCAAATTGCGTAAGGTGCGTGAGATTAAAAAGAAAAAAGATGAACGCACTGGTGTAGAGGTAATGGATGTTGTTAATGAATATTATATCTTCAATGATAAGGTTACTACTGGTTCTTCTAGCAACTTTGGTCCTGTTGGTGTTCGTATTACCACAGATTCCATTATCTCAGTTGTTTCTGGTCTCATGGATTCTCGCCGTGCCGTGGTACTGTCGTATCTACACAAAGCAATCAAGCCGTTAAATCAGCTAAGGATGATTGAAGATGCTACTGTTATCTATCGTATTAGCCGTGCCCCTGAGCGCCGTATTTTTTACATTGATGTGGGTAATTTACCAAAATTAAAGGCAGAACAATATCTCCGTGACATCATGGTGAAATACAAGAACAAACTTGTATACGATGCCAACACAGGTGAAGTTCGTGATGACCGTAAATTCTTATCCATGATGGAAGATTTTTGGTTACCACGCCGTGAAGGTGGAAAAGGCACAGAGATTACTACATTACCTGGTGGTCAAAACCTAGGTGAGTTGGAAGATGTTAAGTACTTTGAGAAAAAACTATACAAGGCCTTAAATGTGCCTGTATCTCGTTTAAATCCAGAATCGTCAGGATTTACATTAGGTCGTACCAATGAAATTACCCGTGACGAATTAAAGTTTGCCAAATTTGTTGACCGTATGCGTAACAAGTTTGCTGAGTTGTTTGACCAAGCATTAAGAGTTCAATGCGTTCTCAAAGGTATCTGTACCAATGATGAATGGATGGAAATGAAGGAACATATTTACTATGACTTCATTAAGGACAACAATTTTTCTGAACTCAAAGAAGCTGAGTTAATGAAAGAAAGGTTGGATTTATTGGCCAACGTTGATCCATATACCGGTCGATACTTTTCTCAGGCATGGATTCAACGTAATGTATTACGTTTGTCTGATGATGAAATTGAAAATATGCAAAATGAAATTGACGAAGAAAAAGAAATGGGTCTTGGATTACCAGTTGGTGTCAGTAATGATGTGGCACAACAAATGATGATGTCCGGTGTACCGGAACAACCATCTAATCCAGCCGATGTAAAACCCGATGCAAAACCAGCTGGCAAAAAAGAATAGTTGATAAATATATAATTGGTACAAGGAGATAGAAATGACAGACTTTTCAACCCGCAATATTGTTGATTACGCAATGGATGCAGATGCAGTAAATTTTAGAAGCGAATTATATGGAGCAATTCACGATAGAGTGGCTGCCCATATTGAAGCCGCTAAACAAGTTGTTGCAACAAATTTTATTACTCCTGAAACGGAAGAATCTGCTGAAGAAACAGTAGAATCAGAACAAGCTGAACAAAGCGAAGAATAGGATAAAAAATGGCAATCGCAAATAGCACACAAATACTTATTGATACTAATAAACGAACCGTTATTAAACGTATTGGTATTATTGATTCTGATGAATTAGAAAATGTTATTATTGATCCTAAAACTTTAGCTTATGCGTTAAATGCCAATAATTTGCCATATCAAACCGGCAATACTGTTGCTACCGGATTTGCAAATTCTGCATTTACTATTTCAAGAATTATTGCTTCTGTTGATGCTGAAGTTGGTCACTTACAGTTAAAATGGCAAGGCGGAACATCACAAACAATTTATGCTTTAGGTGTTGGAGCTATCGATACTAATCCACAATATCAATTGCCAGCAATTACAAATAATGCGGTTGGTCCTACAGGCAATGTAACACTCAAAACGGTTGGTACAACCGCTAATGCAGCATACACATTAATTATTGAGTTACATAAAAATGGTCAATTTTATAGTGGCGGCCAATTTCAAGATCCAGCTGCATTCAATTATCCTCCTTATTCTGTAACACCTTAATGGAAAAGTAAAAATGAAACTCATTAAAGAAGTAAATGAAGCCATTAGTTATGAATATATTGAAGAAGCCGCTGGTAGTGGCAAAAAATCTTTATTCATTGAAGGTCCATTCTTAGTTTCTGATAGAAAAAATAAGAACGGCCGTTTGTATGAATTTAATACGATGAAGAAAGAAGTTCATCGTTACACAGAAGAATATATTAATAAGAACCGTGCATTTGGTGAATTAGGTCATCCTGATTCTCCAACCATTAATTTGGACCGAGTGGCGATTCTTATCAAAGGTTTGAGAGAAGATGGTAACCAATGGGTCGGTAAAGCCAAAGTTCTCGATACACCAATGGGAAACATTGCCCGTCAATTAATTGAAGGCGGTGCTCAGTTAGGTGTATCTTCTAGAGGTATGGGTTCATTGAAAAATGTTAACGGTGTTAATATTGTTCAGAACGATTTTTATCTGGCCACAGCGGCTGATATTGTAGCAGACCCTTCTGCACCTGGTGCTTTTGTACAAGGTATCATGGAAGGTAAAGAGTGGATGTTGGTCAATGGTGTATGGAC